CAACAAAAGAAGGATACTGGCGTTTTTTATCTTCGCACAAAAGATGATGGGCAAGGTAATAAGATTTTCGATTGGAAACCTTATGATGGGGCTTAAAGTTTAATAACCTTAAAATAACACAAGATGGCAAAAAAAATTATCAAGGACGAGAGTTCTACTGGGAAAGAAACGCCCAAGAGTGAAACAACTCCAAAAGAGAAAATCAAAGCAGAAGAGCCTGTAAAAGAGGTGGATGAAAGAAGAGAGGCGATAAAGAAAAGGTTCAAAAAGGTTGCAGATTATAAGAAAAAAATCGACTTCCAACAAACAAAATTTAAACCACAAGAATGGATTCCAATGAGTAATGCTTATCAGACACTTGCTGGCATTCCTGGCATCCCTGTTGGTCACCTTACTACGGTATATGGCAAATCTGATGTGGGTAAAACAACATTTCTTATTGAAGCTGGTAAATTCGCCTTAGAACATGGCGTTCTTCCTGTAATGATTATTACAGAGACAAAGTGGAGTTGGGAAAGGGCAGAAAATGCTGGTTTATATGAAGAGTCTTGTTTACCATATATAGCAGTTAAGAGTGTTGAACGGGGTTGTGAGATAATGTATGAAACATTGAACAATCAACGTGATGGCAAATTGCCATATGACATTATATTTTTATGGGATAGTATTGGAGCAACTCCAACAAAAGCTGGTATCACAGCTTATGAAAGTGGTGAAAAAAGTAAGGCGATGGCTGCTACAGCTCGTGTATTGAGAGAAGAATTTCAAAGATATATTATTCCAAGAATTAATGCTACCAGAGAAGAGGGATATCCTTATAATTCAACAATGGTCTTAGTTAATCAAGGTTATATGGACATTACAAGTCATGTTCCATCTATTGTTATGTATGGCGGTGACGGTATTTATCTTCCATCTTCACTTATTTTTAGAATGGGCGGCCAAAAAGGGAGAGCTTCCAAAGTAAGAGCTACTAAAGGCGGAGTTGATATTAGCTTTGCTTTAAAATCAGATTTTGTTTTAGAAAAGAATCATATTAATGGCATCGAACCTAGAGGGAAAATTATTTGTGTTGAAGATGGATTTATTCTTGAAGGCGACCTAGAAGCTTATAAGAAAAAGAATAGAAGTAGTTGGATGCTTGAGTATGATAGTTATTGGGATAAAGAAGAGTATCTATCTGGCGTTAAATAAAAAACTGTTCGATGAAAACACTTTTGGTAGATGGCGATTGGAATTTGAAAAAGAATTTCATGAGCAAACGAGGTTTTAACGCTAATGGTCATCCGTGTGGTGGTGTGTTTGGGTTTATTAATAGTCTTAAACACACTATCGACAGATTGCTTCCAGATAGGGTTATTGTTATGTGGGATGGCGAGAACTCAGGGGCTCTTAGGTATAAAATATACAAGCAATACAAATCCAAAAGGAAAAGTAAGTGGAAAATGGAAAACTTGTCTAGTTCTGACCAATATGGGAAGAATGAGAAAATGCAGCAGGAATTTGAGATTTATAAGCAAAGAGTTGCTGTCCAGTCATATCTTGAAGATATGTTTATTCGACAGGTTGAAGTTATAAATGTTGAAGCTGATGACCTTATTGGTCAGTATATTTTAACAAGCGATATTCCAAATGAGCATATTTACATATACAGTAAAGATAAAGATTTTAGACAACTTGTCTCTGATAACGTAAGTATGTTGAATTCTACTAATTTTGAAATTATCACTAGAGGTAATTTTATTGAAAAAGTTGGACACACTATTGACAATGAATTATTGCTCAAGTGTTTTGATGGAGATTCTGCCGATGAAATTAAAGGAATTAAAGGAATAAGTCCAAAAGGATTGTTGGAAAAATTCCCTCTCATGAAGCATGAAAAATATACGTATAATAGGTTAGTTGAAGAAGCTGAGGAAAAAAGAAAAAATCATAAGATTAAATTTTATGATAAAATTATAGAGGCTAAAGAAATTTTATACAGAAATGCTACATTAATGGATTTGAAGAGGCCATTTTTAACAGATGAAGCTAAAAAAGAAGTTGATAATATAATGCACGCACCACTAGAATTTAGATTTAGAAGTGTGGACACAGCTATTAGAGACTTCATGAAAGACGGATTCAATCGATTTGTAGAGGCTAGTTTAATTATGCCATTTTTTGCCACATTTTATAGAATAAAAACAAAGGAACAAGAATTTGCAGAAAATTAGTTTGTAAATTAAAATTTTTATTAATATGGGAATACTTGATAAGATTTCAGAAATAAACGAAAAAGAAGAAAATAAATTAAATTTTAAAATTTCTTATAAAGACAAGGAGATTTTTAATCAGGACATGGAATTAAAAAGTTTCGCATCTGATGTGTTGGATAATGCTGAGGTTAGCCTTTATTATGCATGTAAAGATTTTGTTAATAAAATTGAAAAAATATTGGCAGAAAAACACAAAGATATGGTACTCAATAAGGTGTCAAAAAGCCAGGAGGGGGTAAATGGGTAATCAAGCGAGCGGTATATTAAAATTATTGGACGAGGATAAAATTGAGATATTTGAGCCGTCTTACCAAAATAGGTTTATAAAAACCTTTATAGAGGATAAAGGTGGTTGGGCACAACAAGTTCATGATATTTTATTCTCTGAATATTTCGACTCTTATCAAAAGATTTTAGTTGAATATGAAAAGGAGTATTTTGCCAAGTTTCGAATTGTAGCGGATTACGATGACTTGAGAGATATGATAAAAGATAGAGAACGGGATGAAATGGTAAGGGAACATTTGTTTGGTATTGTAGATAAAATACAAACAATGGAACTTGTGCCAGAACGCCGAAAATCCGTTCAAATTAGAGCATATGAGTACTTTAAATCTCGTATGTTAAAAATGGCCATAATGCAACTTGCCCAGGACTGGGGTAAGCATAATTACGATGGTATGAAAACTGTTCTTGAAGATGCATTAAAAGCTGGTGAGCCAAAAGACATTGGGCATGATTATATGCGGGAAGTAGAAAAGAGGCTTAGAAAGAATCATCGTGTATCTATTCCAGCATTAGAGTGGTTAGATAGTTATTTAAGTGGCGGATTAGCACCTGGAGAGCTTGGGATTGTATTGGCACCTCCAGGCGGTGGTAAATCTATGATGTTAGTTAGGTTTGCAGTGAGTGCATTACTTGCAGGTAAAAAGGTTGCTTATTATAGTATGGAATTATCTGAGGCTGTAATCGGCCAGCGATTTGATGCTTGTTTAAATGACATTCATCTTAGTGATGTTTGGGATTTTTCTGCAAAAATAAAAGAAACGATTGTTGGTCTTGAACGTATGAATGCAGGTCTTGTTATTAAAGAATATCCAACAGGTCAATCTACAATTAATAATTTACATTCTCATATACAGTCTTTGGAGAATGTTTATGGATTTGTTCCAGATATTATTTTTGTAGATTATGCAGACATCATGAAACCTTTAGTTCATTTTGCAGATAAGAGGCATACTCTTACAGGGGTATATGAAAGTTTAAGAGGGATGGCAGTAGAGCTTGGAATTCCTGTTTGGACAGCTTCTCAGACAAATAGAACCGCCATGAATGTAGAAGATTTCGGTTTAAATACAATTGGAGAGTCTCTTGGTAAGGCTGCAACGGCTGACGTTATTATCGGAGTAGCTAGAACAGAGCCTATGAAACAAGATAAAAAGGCTAAAATCAAAATTTTGAAAAATAGAAATGGCCAAGATGGTCACGGTACAGATTATACTTTTGATACCTCAAGGATATATATTGCCCCGCTTGACAAAGGCGATTTAAGTAGAGCTGAAAAGAGTGCGTCTATAGGAATGGCGGCACATGGAAAAAAACTTAAACAAGAACAAACACAGTTTGCTAACAATCTTGATGGTAATATTGTTAGCGCTTTAGGTAACCAACAAATAGAAAATTAAAATGGAAGCAGTTACAAAATTAAAAACTTATACAGTTGAAGAGGCTTTAAAAGCTTCAATAGAATATTTTGGTGGAGATGAAATGGCAGCCGAGGTGTGGCTAAGAAAATACGGTTTAAAGGATATGCTCGGGAATTTATATGAATTGACCCCCGCAGACATGCATAAAAGGTTAGCATCTGAATTTTACAGGATAGAGAAAAATCATCCTAATTCTATGTCAGAGGAGTTAATATTTAGTCTGTTGGAAAAATTTAAATACATAGTTCCAGGAGGAAGCCCCATGGCTGGAATAGGAAATGATTTCCAAATAATATCTATATCCAATTGTTTTGTAATAGGAAATGATGAAGATTGCGATTCATATGGGGGAATTCTTAATCTTGACCAACAATTAGTACAACTTCAAAAAAGAAGAGCTGGCGTAGGTATAGATTTATCATTTATACGCCCTGCAGGTTCTATGGTGAAAAATTCAGCGTTGACATCTACAGGAATAATTCCATTTATGGATAGGTTCTCAAATTCAACTAGAGAAGTTGCTCAAGGGGGAAGACGTGGAGCTCTTATGGAGACCATTCATATAAAACACCCAGATTCTGAGAAATTCATAGATGCAAAACTGGAAGATGGTAAAGTAACAGGGGCAAACATATCAGTAAAGATAGATGACGATTTTATGAGGGCGGCACTATCAGAAAAATCATATGTTCAACAATATCCTATTGAGTCAGAATCTCCAACATTCAAAGATAATGTAAATGCTAAAGATATTTGGGATAAAATAATTCACAATGCGTGGAAATCAGCTGAGCCTGGTATTTTATTTTGGGACACATTAATTAGAGAATCTGTGGCCGACTGTTATGCAGACCTTGGTTATAAAACTGTAAGCACAAATCCATGTGGCGAAATACCATTGTGCCCAATGGATTCATGTAGACTTCTATCTCTTAATTTATTTTCATATGTTGAGAATCCATTTACTTCGCAAGCAAAATTTAATTTTGAAAAATTCAAAAAACACGTTGTTTACGCTCAAAGAATGATGGATAATCTAGTACAACTAGAACTTGAGAAGATTGATAAGATAATTGAAAAAATAAATAACGACCCAGAGCCTAAAAAAATTAAAGAAATAGAACTTCAAATGTGGTTGGAGATTGCCAAGAAGGCGAGAAACGGTAGGAGAACTGGTCTTGGCATTACGGCAGAGGGTGATATGCTTGCTGCACTCGGAATTACATATGGAACTAACAAAGCGATTAAATTTTCAGAGGATGTTCATAGGATGATGAAATTAGAAGCTTATAGAGCATCGGTTATTATGGCTCAAGAAAGAGGAGCTTTTCCTGTATATGAATTTCAGAGAGAATTGAAAAACCCTTTTATTCTTAGAATTAAAGAGGAGGACCCTGTTCTTTATAATGATATGATTCGATATGGCAGAAGAAATATTTCACTATTGACAATTGCCCCAACTGGCTCTGTATCTCTAATGACACAAACAACATCTGGAATTGAGCCTGTATTTCTACCTGTATACAAAAGAAGGAGAAAAATTAATCCTCAGGAGAAAAATGCAAAAGTTGACTTTGTAGATAAGCAGGGTGATAGGTGGCAGGAATATAGCGTATTTCATAAGAAATTTGAAATGTGGCTTGAGATTAACGAGTATAATTTAGAAGAGGTTCAACAATATTCAGATGAACAATTGCAAGAGGTGGTTGAAAAATCTCCTTATTATAAAGCAACGTCAAATGATGTGGACTGGTTAAAGAAAGTTGAAATGCAGGGGAAAATCCAAAAGCATATTGACCACTCTATTTCGGTTACTGTTAATTTGCCGAAAGATGTTGATGAAGATTTAGTTTCTAAAGTATATGAGAAAGCTTGGAAAAGCGGCTGTAAAGGTATTACAGTGTATAGAGATGGTAGCAGAGAAGGCGTTCTCCTGACTGGTAAAGAAGAGAAAGAGAAAATAGATAACGGTGACAGTCACGCTAAGAAAAGGCCTAAGATTGTTCAGGGTGAGGTTATAAGGTTTCAAAATCAATATGAACAGTGGATAGCCGTTGTTGGAATTGTGGACGGAAGACCTTATGAAATTTTCACAGGGAAGAATGATTCTTTTGCTCTTCCTAACTTTGTAGAGAAAGGGGAAACTGTAAAAAGACGTCTGGAAGATGGAACATCTATTTATGATTTTAGATATAAAGATAAAGATGGTTTTAATCACACTGTGGAAGGTTTGTCAAGAACTTTTAATGACGAGTATTGGAATTATGCAAAACTTTTATCAGCGACTCTTAGACACAGAATGCCTTTGGAGAGCATTGTAAATATGGTAGCTAAATTGAATTTAAATGGAGAAACTTTAAATACTTGGAAAAACGGAGTTACTCGTGTATTGAGAAAGTTTTTACAAGAGCAAGAAACTGGAAATGTTTGTTCTAATTGTGGAGCAGACATTGTTATGATAGAGGGTTGTGAAAAATGTTTATCTTGCGGTAAACACCAAGGTAAATGTTCATAACTACTTTTTTTTTTGTTAATTTTAACCCCAGGAAAATTTCTAGGGTTTTTTATTTATTTTTATTTTATTTTTATTTAGCTTTATTTATAAATAAAACAATTATATTATGAGCAAGAAAAATAAGCAAAGTGCAAAAGGAAAACAGTCTTCGGTTAATCGTGCAAAGAAAAAAGCAAGAAGAGCAAAAGACCATAAGGATTCTAAGGCAAGAAGAAAGCTTGATTTTGTGGAGAAGAAAGAGCATAAAATCAAAAAAGAGGAGGAGGTTTATAGAAAAATCTTAGCTTCTCGGACACAAAATATCCAATAATTTAAAAACTCAACTATTTATAAAAAATAGTTGACTATGGCTGATAACAAGAAGGAAAAAATCTTAAAAGAAGTTCAAAAAAATCTTCAAAATGAAATAGGCTTCCTATATGAAAAAGCGAGACCTACTGTTGTTAAATTTGAAGGCTCATCAGAGCATCCATTTGAGGTTGAATTTTCTGAGAGAGGTTTCGACATTGATGGCACGAGGTTGAGTTTTGAGCTGTTGGAAGACGCTTTAGGAAAAAAAATAAACATAACTCTTAATAATGGTAACGGCTTAGTTTTGGATGCTGTCCGTATGCAGAAGATAATGAGATATAAGGACAGATTTGGTCAACCCGAACCAGAAATGTAGAAATTTTGACATAAAATTTTTTAAAAAGCTGACAATACGTCGGCTTTTTAATTTTGGTATACTTTTCGTATATTTGCAAGTAAACAAATAAAAAACTAAATTATGAAAAGAGAACCTACTAATTTTGAAGTGCTCACTTGTGAGATTTTTTCTAACATTCAGGATGCTATGCATAAAATTACCCCTGTTAGTCCAACTCCAAAAGTAAATGTTTATGATGAAAATGGAGTATATAATGTTGATTTGTTCTATCCTGGTAAAAGCAGAGAAGATTTTAAAATAGAAGTTAAGAGAGAAAACGAAAAGGATATTATCATATTTTCATCTGATTTTGAAATTAAGAAGGAATTTGATAAGTATCTTATAAGAGAGTTTATTCACACAAGGTTTATTAGAAAATTCTTATTGCCAGCTGATGCGGACAGAAAAAAAATAATTGCCAAATATGAAGGTGGAGTCCTTAAAGTTAAAATTCCTAAGGATACTAAAAAGCAGAAAGAAAATAATTTTAGTATAAATATTGACTAGCCCTGATTTTTATTTCATAAAAGTCCTCACTTTATTAAAAAGAGTTGGGGATTTTTTTGGAATTTAATGGAAGATTGCTTACTTTTGCATAAGAACTTTTTAAACACAAGAGTATGAGTGGAAATTTTTCATTGACGCCAGAGCAAATAGCTCAAGCGCAAAAGTTAGGTAGTCAACCTATACAACAAACTAGTCCCCAACAAGTACAGCCGCCGCAACAAGCTGCTATACAAAATCAAACTGTGCAACAAGTACAACAATCACAGCCACCCGTATCGGAGGCACAACAGATTCAACAGCAACAACAAGCTGCCGTTGCCCCTGAGCCTGCACCAGTACAACCGCCTATACAAGAAAGTAGTCTGGAAAATCTCCCAGAACAAACTGACTTGATGGTAGATGGAGAAAAACAAACTTATTTTGTTGTTGAAGGCGAAAAAAGCGTGTTAGAATTAGATTTGGTTACATTTAGAGAAAAGAATAAAGAAACTCGATTCTTTACAATGAAAATACATATCAAGGGTGAAGGTGAAAATTCTCAAAGACAAACAACAAATTTCTTTGTTGATAGTATTGAAAAATTTGATAAATTGAAAACGTACTTTACACAGCTTGGCTGGGATGATTAATATTTTTTAAGTATGGAAAACATATCTCTTAAAACCTATTTTAAAGATGTAAGAAAACTTGAACTTGTCAGCGGGGACGAACAGATAAGTTTAGCAATCAAAGCAAAAAAAGGCGACGATAAGGCTCTTAAGAAGCTTGTTGAAGCTAATCTTCGCTTTGTTGTGTCTGTAGCAAAAGATTATAGATATAGCGGAATACCTCTTGAAGACTTAGTTAATGAAGGTAACATTGGTCTTATCAGGGCCATTAAAAAGTTTGATGAAACCAAAGGAAACAAAGTTATATCCTATGCTGTCTGGTGGATACGCCAAGCAATAATTCAATCAATATATGATAATAGCAATATTGTTCGACTACCTGTTAATCGAATTAATATGCATAATAAAATTGTTAAAGCTAAAGAAAAACTGGAAAAAAATCTTAGACGTGAGCCAACAACCTTAGAAATCAGTAAAGAGACCAAGATGAGTGAAAAGGACATTAAATTATCTTTTTCTGGGTGTAATCATGGACTTTCTTTTAATGAGGGTGTTTCGGAAGATTCTTCGACAACTTTTGAGGAGTTGGCAGAGGGTGATGGGTTTATTGATATTGAAAAACACTTTAATCGCTGTGATGTAACATCGGAGATAGACTCAGTTTTAGCTAGTTTAAGTGATAGGGAGTCTAAAATATTGAGAATGTATTTTGGATTAGGAGAATATCATGAAATGACGCTCAAGGAAATTGGAGGTCAATTAAGTCTTACAAATGAAAGAGTGAGACAAATAAAGGATTCTGCTCTCAAGAAAATGAGAATGTATGGAAATTGTTCAAAATTAAGAGAATTTTTAAACTACGAATTGTAGTTTTATAATATTTTTTTTCATACCTTTGCCCTATGGCAAAAAAGAAAAAGCAAAACCTAGAGGATACTGGTCAGTTGAGTATGATGAATCAACTGGAGGGTGTAAAATATACAGCGGAACAAGAAAAATTTGTCAACTACGATGGTAAAGATAGCGTTCTTTTAATAGCAACTGCTGGTTCTGGGAAAACATTTTCCTGTGTCGAAAGGCTCAAAAAACTAATCGAACGTGGTGTTGACCCTTCTAAAATCATATTCTTTTCATTTACAAAAGCAGCAACCGAAGAGCTTATTACAAGGGTTGGACGTGAAGATATTAAAATTACTACAATTCATGGGTTTGCATTGGGGATGTTGGCAAAAATGGGTAAGTTTAAAAAAATTGTAACAATATACGATTTTATAAAATGGTATAAAGATACATTTAAACCCGCTTACACAGCTTCCAAAGAAACAAAAGCAGAATTTTATAATCAAGTTGGAGACATGTATGATGATGCAGAGTATATTGCATCGGCAATATCAGCATATAAACTCCAAACCGCAGATGATATCGAATGTCCAATGCCTCCACATTATAATTTATATACAGATTATCTGATTCAATCAAGGAGTAGAGATTTCTCTGATATGTTAATAAATGTACGAGATGCTCTCAAGGAAGATAAATGGCTATCAATGTTCAAAAACAAATATGATTACATTTTTGTAGATGAATATCAAGATACCAGTACAATACAATTTCAAATATTATTATCTCTCAATGCAGACCGCTATTATCTTATTGGAGACCGTAATCAAAGTATTTATTCTTATAGTGGTGCTAATTGTAATCGTATCGAGGATATGCTGAAAACTAGGATGGATAGAACTGGGAGAAAAACTGAGCTTATGAGTTTGTCTGTCAATTTTAGAAGTGACCAAAATATTGTTAAGAACTCAAATCAATTTTCATCATTAAAAGCTGTTGCAAATAGCGACGAGGATGGATTTGTAAAAAAGTATATTATTTTTGACCTTGAGTCAAGATACCATTCAAAAACAAAACAGCAGGTTACTCTAGGGCTTTTGGAAGTCTTTGAGAAACATTCTGAGATAGCTGTGTTGGTGAGAACTAATTCTGTAATCAGAGGTCTTGAATTTGAATTTTTGAGGCGGAAAATTCCTATGAGATATTTCAATTACATTAGAGAAAAGGATTTTATGGAGTATAAAAATGGGAATGTTCATCCTCAACTCAGAGAAAGACTTGACTCTTTGGCGCCGTACTTTGATAGTGATATGGCTATATTTACCTTTATAGAGCAAAACAAAAATTTGAAAAAGTTTATTACCACTATCCATAAAAGTAAAGGTAGAGAGTTTGACTATTGTGTCGTGGTTAATTCAATCGACCCATTTTTACTTGGGGAAGTTAAGGGTGCAAATGGAGTATCTTTATCGGAAATTTTAAGTCCAAAACAATTAGAGCATGTTAGTTTTAATTTGGCTGAGGAGGATAATGTTGAACCTAGAAATATTCACTATGTGGCAGTGTCAAGGCCAAGACATGGTTTATATTATATGTTGTACAATCTTTAAACAATAACTATGGAAAAAGAAAAAATAGATTCATCTAATTTTGATATATTCCTGATAGCTCTTGCGAGTTCAAATGTGGGATATAGAAGAAAGATTATTGTACTTAAAAGGTATTTAAAAGCTTTAGGGGTGACCCAGGAAAATGAATAAAATTTGTTCATATTTATTAACATGAGACCTAAACAAATAGCAGCTGGTGTACTTCCTCTTTGTATAAACACTGGTAGGATTTTATTACTTAGAAGACCTCCCTCATCCTCACACGCGGGATGTTGGTCACCTCCAGGCGGTTCTTTTGATGAAGAAGATATATATCCAAAACAAACGGCTATTAGAGAATT